TTTAGAAAACTCTTGAACCCACATTTCAGTAAACAGAGTTTGATACTGTTTCATATCATACCCATGCTCTTCTAAAAATTCCCAAGATTTTTGTCCAACATATCTTTTAAAATCTAAAAAATTATTATCCTCTAGGAGAGGGGTCGAATGATGAGATATGCCAAAATCTTTCATAATTTGAATAGCTTTTTTATCTCTAGTTCTTGCCTTTTTAATATATTTATTACAAAATTTGTTTAAAGATTTAACAAACTCTGGTTTGTCTTCGGACCATACAGGGGTTCTAAAATATTCATCTTTGAGCATTTTTTAAAATTGTAAAAATTGTTTTTTCTTTTTTAACTAATTTTTTACAAACTTCCTTTCTTTGTTGGAGTTGATTAACGGGACTCACAAAAGATTTTTTAATATCTTCTATGTCTTCGGTGCTATTAACAGTTAGACTAGGAATATCCGTTGGAGCCCAATGCATGCCCGCTGCTATACAATGGAGACCTCCGCTAACTGGGAATGAAAAATCTTCACTTTGATTTAAAGCTGCAACTTGAAAACCATGAACATATTCAGGTTTTAAATTAATAAGAGATTCACTCCAATTTTTATTTAAACAAGATCTCCAATAAGGAGTATCATCTCTATGGGATAAAGCATAGTGTAAAGCCACAAACTCTGCCCAGGATCTAAACATTCTTTTACAGCTGTGATTAAAAATATCTTTGTCCCATTGAGAAACCGTGTTCCTTTGTAAATTTCTAACTAAACTTATTAAAAACTCATGAACGGTAAACAAAGCATTACTTTCAAGAGGTTCTACAAAAGCTGCTGCCAAACCTATGGCTGCAACATTCTTTACCCATAAACGTTTATACATGCCTACTCTACTTTTAATGTTTCTAAAATTTAATTGATCAACTTTGCTAACCTTTTCTCTTTCTTTTAAATGTTTTTTAAATTCTTTTAAGGCTGTCTCATCATCTACAAATTTACTTGAATATACATACCCAGTTCCTATTCTTGACCATAGCGGAACTCTCCAGACCCATCCATTTTCAATAGCTGTACAATTAGTATAAGTAGTTAATTCCTTTTTTTTATTTTTATATTGAAGTCGTGTAGCCCACGCAGAATCATTAGGAAGAATATCACTATAAGATTCAAAAGGTTCTTTTAAAGATTTTCCTAACAGTAAAGATTTGAAACCGGTGCAATCTATATATAAATCTGCTTTATATTTTTTATTAAGAGATACAATTCCATTTTCATTTTGTTCTACAGACACAACGTCATCTATGATGTGTTTAACTTTTTTACAGTAATAATCTCTTAACCATGCACCAAATTTAGCAGCATCCACTTGGTAGGCATAATCTAATTTTTTATTAAATTTGTTTGCATTAACATAAGCCATCTGAAGGGGATAATTACAATCGGCATAATCCGAATAAGGTGTTTTAGGAAATAGTATTTTTTTAAACCACCAATCATTTAAAAAATATTTATTCCCCTCGGTTACAGGAGTTCCAAAGGGGTAGTGAAAAAATTCTCCTTTTTTATAAAAATCTGTAAATCTTATGCTTAATTTATAATTACCATCCACATGTTTTAAAAAATCTTCGTCTTTGATTTTTAATAATTTCAGCCATCGCTGTATTGGCAGAATGGTACTTTCCCCTACTCCTATAGTAGGTATATTTTTTGATTCAATTAAAGAAATTGAGTGCTGAGGAAATTGAGATTCTAAAGTAGCTGCCGTCATCCACCCCGCACTGCCTCCTCCTACTATTATAATTTTAGTCATCGGTAAAATAATTAAAGTTAATAATATATCGTATGGGTTCTGTTTGAGATGTGATAGCTCTATGTAAAACATCACTATCAAAAACCAACATTTGATTAGCAACGGCTTTTATAAAAATAATTTTATTATTAATCTTGAGTTCGGTTCCTCCGTCACAATCATTTAAATAAAGAATGGCAGCTTTACATTTTAAATTGCTGTCTCTATGCCATTTTGATTTATTAAATAATTTACTGATTAGTAAATTAGCCTGTACTCTTAAAGGAGCTGTGGCTTTTAATTGGTTTAATATAGGAAGTATTAAAGGTGCATAAAGGTGAGACGCAATGTTCAATCGCTGGTAAAAACCATAACTAAAAAATATCTGAGTGTCTTTTTTAGCTCCTGTAAAAGAGTCTCTTCTTCTCCACGGAAAGTCTTGGTCAAGAATAGTTTGTTTAAGCTTATTAAAAAAGTCTTTATCTAAAAAGTGGGTATAAGTTTGATAACTCATTTAAACAGATCCCCCACATGCCATGAGACCAGGGAGTACCGGACTCCTTGTCTTACCGGTTTAACTCGATGCCAAATAAAACTTGGAAAAACAATGATACTTCCTTTAGGTAATATTTCTATTGCTTTTCTTAAATGTTTGGATTCATCTCTTTGAGGTGGATCATAGTCTCTAAAATCAAATTCTAGTTCCCCACCTTTATATTCTGAACCATCCGTTAATTGACACGTCATAGATAATTTTCTAATCGTACCATCGGAAGCAGGTTCACCAAAACTGTCACAATGCCAATCATAGTATTGGTTTAATTTATATTTAGTAAATTGACATGGTTCTGAACGTTTAATTTGAAAATTCCAACCCGACTCTTTATTTGCTGCCGTAAGATAAGGGTGTATTTCTTTATAAATCCAGCGATCGTCTAACCAAGTTACATTTGAATTTCGTTTATATTTTAAATCTCTAATTTCATCTTTATTAAGAGGGTTTTTATTTAAATTTCTTCCTTTACCAAACTTACCTGTAATAGCCAAATTTTCTTTTTTTTCTAAAGCATATTTAATAACCTCATCACAGAATCGTGGTGTTAATGCAGATTTAAAATACCAAAAATAATTAGATAAATTCATAGGTTATAGTTTGTACAAAGTTTAAATTATCTTTTTGATTGTTAGTGATGTAATAAAGTTGTGTGGAAGGAAATAAAATAAATTCATTAGTTTTTAAAGGAAGGGTCCAACTACGTCCTTTTCTTCTATTATTATCATAATGAATGACAACAGAACAGTTATCAACTTTTACACCATATAATAAAGTATAGTCTGGGGAGTTTTTTAAATCGACAGGATTAATATCTAATAAAGGAGGAGTGTTTTGATGAGGTGAATAAATATTCCCCCATGTTTTTTTATTTACTAGGTTTAAATTATATTTAAGTTGAAGATGTTCACGACAATATATATTTAATGCGTCCCATTCTTTTGAAAATAAAAAGGTTTGGTTGTGTATTTTAGAATGTAAAATGTGATGAGCTAATTCACTCCAATTAATTTCAAAACCTTTCGGTGTTGAAACCTTTCCATAATACAAACTTATTTCTGTTAATACTTTCTTCTCCATATCCACCGGCTATGGTATATATAATTTTTGGGTAATTGTCTAGGGGCTTTTAAATAATTGATCTAAATCAATTAGCGATTGGTTAAATCCCAAGAGGAATTAGATTCATTCCATCTGTAACATTGACTAGCGGCATTTTGTTCGTCTGTTAAAGTAGGAGCATCCCCTATAGGTGAATGCCATTGCGCATCTGTTGTACTTTTAACCCACGATGGATAAGGTTTTTTAGGCCAAAAGATTTGATTGACTTCATCCCATTCTCCACCCGGGACTGCAAAATTTCCTCTAAATGCTTTAGATTGATCATCGGCTAAGACATCAGTCCCCTCAACACAATATGTATTTCTACGAGTATTATAGGACGTTTGAATCCATTTATTTGCGGGCCAATTATTATGTGTTTCTAAATATTGTTGACCAACACTTTCTTCTTCAACACCTTCATTATTTAAAACATTTTTATTATCTACAGCTAAGACTGTAAGAACTCCGTTACCTTCTGATTCTATTTTTGCAAAATGTGCCATGATTATTGAAATTTATACCTTAAAATTACGACTCCACTTCCGCCACCACCGCCGTTAGCTCCGCCACCACCACCTTTATTTGCGGTTCCAGCGCCACCATTCGTTCCTCCTCCACCGGCTCCTGCTGCTCCGGCTGTAAATGGTTGACCATGACCTGGGCCTCCACCACCGCCTCCGCCTCCGCCGCCTCTTGCAACGGAACTTCCGCTAATACATGAAGTTGCTCCAGTACCTCCGGCTCCTGCTGTACTTCCGCTTGGAGAACAAACGATTCCAGGATAACCAACTGTGGCTCCGCCACCACCGCCGGCTGGATAACCGGGTCCTGCTCCAGTTCCCCTACCACCTGTAGTTCCTTGTGCTGGACTCACGGGAGGTGTATTTCCTGCTCCTCCTGTGCCTACGTAACCTGCTCCTCCACCTGAACCACCAGCTACACCAGGAAAAGGACATTCTACTCCGCCATTACCACCTGCGGCTGAAGTTATACTTGAAAAAACTGAATTAGCGCCAGCACCACCAACTGTAATTGGATATCCTGTAGCACTTACTGCTATAGCTCCACCACTTGCAGCTATTGGGGCTCCTGTCCATGCGCCAGGATTAGATTCTCTGTATCCACCAGCACCGCCGCCACCACCATACGAAGGCCCGGCAGCTCCTCCTCCAGCTATGACTAAATAATCAACACCTGTATCGGAACCACAACCTGCTGTTGAAACACAAAAGGTTCCTGGACCTGTAAATGTATGAACTTTATAATTTGTATCAACAGTTGTTATTGTTCCACCTGAAGCAACCACATATATTGACGGTGCGGCTCCACCAGATCCAAAACCTAGTACTTGATAACCAAAAGACATATTCTATTTCTCCTATGCGTCGTTCGCTGCATCTGTAGTATAGAATATTTTTACTCCGAGAACTCTTGATTCACCAGTAAAAGTATCGCTACCATCTGCTGCATCTCTATATAATTGAAAGTACGTTTGTTGATCGTCTGCAGGGGAACCCGCAATTGTCATTGCACTACTTTCAGCGGTTACTTGTTGATCTTCAACTGTTCCAATTCCAGCATCTGTAACTTCTATTGCTGTTCC